CCTTTGTACTTCGAGGCTCCAATCTCATTCATCAATTCATTGAGCATTACCTTTTCGGATACTGCTCACGAATGGCGCATGAAGTGCGTCGAAGTTGCTCAAAAAAAGAATTGGAATGTTCTTATCGGAAAGGAGAGTGCATAATGGCAAAGACTTATTACATTATTCGCATGTGGGCAGCCCATAACGACACCAAGGTAATCAAGCGTGGACTCACACTTGAACAGGCTCAAGCACATTGCAAGGACCCAAACACTAGAGAGGCTGGAGTTTGGTTCGACGGATACGAGGAGGAGAAGTAAATGGGATACACACATTACTGGACAATCACAAAAGAACTCACACCTGCTCAATTCAAAGAGTGGACTGAGGGAGTCAAGGCAATCGTCGAGACTGCTACTGAGGCGGGAATTCCACTAGGTAACGGTCTAGGTTTTGATGCACCAAACATCGAGGAAACTCTTGTTGCTTTCAATGGTGTCGGAGAAGGCGGACATGAAACTTTCGGAATCAGACTTGGTGACGAGGGCTTTGATTTCTGCAAAACAGCCGATAAGCCTTATGACGCTGTTGTTACTGCAAGCCTTATCCATGCCAAGAAAATCTTTGGTGATGCAATCGAAATCAAATCAGATGGCAACTGGTATGACTGGGACAGCGGGAAAATCCTTTACGAGACAGTCTTTGACATCCAGCCCGAGAGTGTCATCGCATGAGCGAGGAGATACTGAACGACCTAGTGGATGAGTTTGGCAAGGGGATTCTCTCGTCATCTCATCCACATACAGGTTTAACTTTGAGGCAATGTCAGATAATCTTGAATGAACATGGATTTGAAAAAGGCATAGAGATTGTCAAGGAATGGAAGGAAAAGAATCGTGGCACTAACTGAACGAGAGAGAATCATTAAAGAGATTCAAGCGTTTGCATCTGAATACGCACATCCGATTACACGAAGAGGCGTCTCACGCGATGTTGTTATCGTTGAGCAACTCATCGACTTTCTAACGCCTGTTAGAAACCCCGAGCCACCTGAAGTAAATCTGTAACCTTTATCAGATAGCCTTTTGAGTAATTAGGCGGAATCGAACACTCAATCGGATGACCGTACTTTTCAACGGTGTGCTTCAACTGCTCAGTAGGCACAATCAGCGCCATCGCTTCCAGCACGAAAGCCCAATGCGTTGCCTTCGTTGCCTGTAATCCCGATGGATACCATTCGGAATTGTTATCGCTCCAGCACCAAGTTTCGATGTAAAGGTTTCCAGTATTTCTCCAGCGCTTATCTCGCTTGACCTCAATAGTCTCGATGTTAAGTAAAGATTTAATGTAGGACTCACCCGCTTGTCCGTATCGTAAATCTAAATCAAAGTCAGAGCGCTTTACATCGTCCATGGATTTGTTTGTCCAATCGAAATAGGTGCAACGGTAGGGATAATGTTTTTGTTTTCATATACTGCGAGAAGTATCGCTTCGGCTCGGTCAGGGCTGTGAACGCCACGCCGTTTCATGTCAGCCTTGGCTTCAATCTGTATGCGACCTGACGAATCGGATTTATAGGTAGGTCCTGCCAACTGCGCCAAAACTTGCCTATCGACATCAAGGCGTAATTCTTGTCTGTCATCTCGAGGCTGCAAAAGGTTGCGAGCGTTCCACCACATTTCGGCTCTTTGATTCTTGAACTTAGTTTGGTCTTTCGGCTTCTCGGCAACATTGACCCCAATGACCACCGCTCGCAATCCGCGTTCTTTTACCCATCTATCCAAAAGCGAGACGACACCCCAGCCAACTCCAATCGTGTCAATCTTGACGCGGACTAAATCCGATAAGCCTCTGTCCTTATGGATGGCAACTGCCTTCTCAATCTCAGCAATGACCACACCCGCGACATCAACAGCGTTTGCATTGACCTTGCCTGAACTGCGATGAATAATCGATGCGACATAACCATCCGCCTTTGCGATAACGAATTCATCTCCACCATCGGATGCAATATCCACACCCAATCGGATAACTGCGCTTTCCAGCATCTCTTCGTTTTGTGTTGCCAACTCAGCCCAATGGTAGGGAATGACCTTGCCTGTTCCCGTTTGTGGGAATCGTGCATGAACACGGGCTTCAACGAATGGAGAATCTTCTCCGAATTCGCTAATTACATCATCGACCCAAGTTTGGTCTACTAAGTGCGTTGCAACATCATGAGCCTCGACATGCGGTGGACATGACCGACATTGACCAGTCTCCTCACCTGTGAAGTTTGGAGTATCAAAAGCGCTAATCGGCAAAATGTTGTAAAGCGGACTGGCACAGATTCTTTCGAACCATGACTGTTCTTGGTCTGTAGGTGGGTTTCCCAATACGAGAAGGCGTGTGTGTCCACCCGTCATGAGCGCTTCAAGTGCGCCACCAATCTTGTCCGAGATACCTCCAGCCTCATCGACCACAATCAAAAGGTGAGGTGCGTGAATACCCTGAACTGCTGCCTCATTATTATCGGCAGGACGGAAACCGTAGGCAACTACTGTGCCATCCATTTTCCATTCAGTAGTTAAAATCTCTCCAGGCAATTCATGGGATGTGTGAACTTTTCGAATCTGCGCCCACATGATGTTTCTAACCTGTTTGAAAGTCGATGCTGTTGTAATCGCAATCGCTGTTCCAGGAGGATGAACTGAAATCCACCATGCAACGGCTCTTGCTGCTAAGTGAGATTTTCCAGGTGCGTGACATGCTGGCACTACTGTTCTTTTGTTATCGCGAATGGACTCAAGAATCTCGCGCTGCTTTGACCATAGACCTTCGCCTAATCCATCTTGAATGAATCCAACTGGGTCGTTCTCCCAGCGCCCCCAAGGGTTATCAATCTCAGCATCAAGGATGACCGATAGCGCGTACTTCTCATCATCTGTGAGTGAGAGATAAATCTTTGTTCGCTCTTCAGGTGTGGCATTGAGAACGAGGTCTACCAGCCGTTCACCCATTTTTACCTCTTACGAATCGCTAGAACTTTTGCAATCTTATCCTCTAAGTCGCCCATTTCAACTTGGATTTTAATTGGGTCGCCGTTGTTTCCACCAATTTCAAACTTCTCTGTCTTGCCGAACTCCTCGGGAACTTGACGCTCTAACCACCACGCTGCTGCTCTCCAATCTCCATCGTTACCGCTCTTAGCAATAACTGCAACCTTTTTAGCAATTGCCTCTGCTCTTGCTTGCTCAACTCGCTGTAAAAATTGCAGAAATACAACTTCGGTTGCATTAGATTTTGCGGTCATTGATAAAGCCAAGCGCTCGCGCTCTGCCAATCCTCGACTCATCCAGTTATAGAAAGTCTTTTCGGCTATCCCTGAAGCGGTAACTGCCTTTCGAACAGGTGTACCAATTCGGATGTAGTCAAGCAAAGTTTGTTCCTTCGAGACATCGAGAAGGGCTGTCTTGCGTCCCGCGTTGCTCTTTGGCTTTGCTGTTGGTTTCTTCTTTTCAACTGCCATCGCCATTAAAATTCCATCCCGATGTACCAAAAACCGAATTCAAAATAACAGTTATATTTCGAGATAGTGAAACCAATTGCAAGTCCACCTGTGCGTCCATACATAAGCCAATGCTTACCTAGTTTTTTCTCCATGGGTTTATTCTACCTCCATTGAACATGCTTCAAGTGGCAAACCTAATAACTGCGCGATGTCTTTCCAGTTATAGATGGCGTTAGCCCATTCATTCAAATCTTCAGTATGAACTCGCATTGAGTGTTCGCCGACTCGGATTGTAGAACGACCCACAGGAATATGCCCTGGCTTGGATTTTCCCCCCGCGAGAATCTCAGCCACTTCTTCAGGACTAAACCCTGTTCCCGTTAGATTTGTTGTCGTGAGAAGTTTGTTCAACTCCTGTGGGTCGTAGGTTGCAAGGTCGCTGGTTCGATTATCAACAATGAGGATTTTGATTTCCTCGATGTCATCAACATCAATCCAATGAACCGCAATCTTTTCCCATCCTAATTGAACTGCTGCCTGATAGGTGTGATTTCCTGAAAGTATGTGTCGTGTCCGCTTATTGACCACGATAGGTCGATACTGCCCCATCTTGTTAAGGGACTCAATAATCGAGCCTATGTCGCCCTCACGCGGGTTCATAGGGTGAACCTTTATCTCATTGATGCCAACTGTCTCGACATCCTCAATCTTTGTATCGCTCTTCTCCCCGTTTGGCTCGGGTTCAACTGGCTTACGCTCGGGAAAGCCCAATCGGGTTTTAATCTCTTTGATGGCTTTTTGTTTTGTCGGTGCCTCGGTGTATAACTGCTCTTTCCAAGCCTTGTACGCCTCGCTATCGACCAAAAACTTCCATGCCCCTATCTTTACTTCAGGCTCGCTAGGTAAAGGCTTAGAGGCAATCGAACTCTTCTCTTCACCGCTGGTCAATCGGTCAAGGGTCTCAACCTCAGAGGCACTAAATCCCGTTCCCTCCAACTCAGGCAAGGCTTGGAGCAAACTCTTCAAAAGAGGCTCGTTATATCCTGCAAGGTCGGTTAAGCGGTTATCGGCTAGAACTATCTTTCGGGCTGCTACTTCATCAACTTCGATATAAGTAACTTTAATTTTCTTCCAACCGAGTTTCTTCGCCGCTTTGTAGGTGTGATTACCAGCAAGGATAAAATTCGTACCGTACTGGACGACGATAGGGCGGTATTGTCCGTGCGCTTTAAGTGATTGTGCAATTGCGTCGATGTCTCCACGACGCGGATTTGTTGGGTATCCCTCGAGCGACGAAATAGCAACTGAATCAACCTGCCCTACCTTAATGTTGGCTTTCATTACAAAGTTGGTTTCGCTGGGCGTCCTCGTCTGCGTACGAGATTACCTTGAGAATCGAACTCAGGTTCTCTTGAGATGTCATTGCGGATGATTTTGTAAATCAATTGCTCTGATACTCCCATTGCTTCAGCAATCTCACGATAGGTAATGCGCTGTTTGCGTAGACGCAAAATCAACTGCTTGCGTCGTTTACCTAAATCTTGAATTTGTGATTGATGAGTGCGAATAGCATCAGTCAAAATCTTTACCTCGTCAAGACCTTTACCGTCTAACTCCGTTGCTTCCATTACTGTTGTCATTCTGCTACTCCCTCTTCGAACAGGCGTTCGACTGCTTCATCGAATTTAACTTTTTTCTCAATGTGGTTTGCTGTTGCTAAAAACTCTAACTGTGTCTTTGCTCTTGCTTTATCAAGGGCTATGAACATTGCT